TTGTAAAATTCCTAACTGACGTAATGGCTGGTCGATTTGTCTTTCAAACTCACCTCGTTGTGCTTGTATTCTAGCTTGTTCTAATGCTTGTTGTTGTCCACCGATACCAGATAATAAACCAAGCGTACGATATTGTTCGCCTAACTCACCACCTAATAAACCAGCTTGTTGTTCTCTAGCTCTTAGTTCTAAGTTTGCTTGATTGATTGCTGCTTGTTGCCTACGAGCTGCATCTCTTTCAGCCATGCCTAACGCTTGACCAAAACCTGCTGAACGTAAGCCAGCGATTGTTTGCGCTGCTTCTTCAGCAAATGGTCTAGTAGCTTCTGACTCTATTAGAGCAGAACGACTACCACCAAACGCACCAGCTCTAATTGCTCTGGATTGTGCTCTTTGTTGTTCTATGTCTTGTCGTCTTTGAATATCTGCTAATGCAGGCTCTAAGACTTGTTCCGTGTAAGGATCTTGATAGCGAGCTATGTCGGTATCTAGTAAAGATGCTGCTTGCAAAGTAGGCGTTTCTTGTCTTGCCAAGCCAGCTAAAGCACTTCTAGGATCAAGAGCCATAGCTTGACCGAATAATCCTCTAGTTGCTTGCATAGCTTGTGCTTGGTCTGGTGTTAAACCAGCAACCATTTCGCCTGTGTATGGTTGAAATCCCATGCTAGAAGCTTCTAATCCTTGCCTAGATGCTTCTGTATAAAGATCTTGTAGATAATCAGGTACTATTGCTTCTTGTGTTGTTGCGCCTTTAGCCATTGTTGTTTCTCATAATTCTTTTCTAATCATATATTCTCGTTCAAAACCGAGATGTTCTAATTTGCGAAGCCAACCTTTACGACCACCACCATATAATCTTTTTATGCCAATGGCTTTAGCAAAAGTTTCAATAGAAGCTAATATATCTTCTAGTTCTTCGTATTTGCCACCACAAAATAATAAATTCATTACTTTGTGCTGTGGATAAGTAACAATTTCAGTTATAAAGGCTGATTCTTTACCTGGCCACAAATGGAAAAATCCATGTCTTATTTTATCTTCTACATCGTCTATTGTATAGGCATCTTGATGTTTTAATGCAGGCTCAATAAATTGCTTGCAATAATCCCATTGCAGTTCCCAATCTTCTTTTTTAATCACCCTTTGCATATTCAATAATACTAATAACTAAATCTATATTTGCATGATTAACTTGCGCTTTGACAATCTCACCTTGCGTTAAAATAAGACCTGCATTGACTACTAATTCTTCTGTGCCATGTGCAGCTATATTATGTTGTTTAAATATAAAAAACTCGTTAGAGCTGGTATCAGTTATTGATATGTCTAAATTGGTTTGTTGGTTGCCGTGATCGCAAGCAAATATGCCTTCTATTACAGCAAAGGTAAAATCATCACCGCTTGGTGCAGTATAAATAGTTTGCTGTGTAGTAGCTGCAAAAGAGTATTTTAAGTTTGTTGCTCTTTGGATATATTGCGGTTTAGCATCAAAATCCATTATCTACGACCTCTAGGTTGTACATCTAGTCTAATCTTGCCAACTTGAAAGTCTTGCGTAACATCGCCTTCTATTTTCATCTGCACTTGTCTAGCAGAAAATCTAGCATCGGTATAACCATCAGCGTTAAAAGAAAAACTACCAAAGTCTGTTTCTGCACCTAATGGTGTAAAACGACCAGTAAAACTTAAAGTTATTGCTGGTAAAGTTGTAGTTTCTTCGTCAGGTAAAATTTGATTTACTTGTGCCACTTTGTCGCCATTACTTATTTCCAATGGGCCTGTTTGACAAAAAGGTTTTCTTGTACCCAATCCAGGTGAATTAAACAAAGCTCTTTTGTCGTGTTCATAAACAAAACCACCAGAATCGCAAGCGATTGGATTATTAAAGACACCTTGATCTATCCAGCAACCTCTATCAAGTTCACCAATAGACCAAACATTATCTAAGTAATTCCAAATAATATATTTATTTGGCGATAGTTGGTCTGTATCACCAACAGGGAAAAACCACCAAATCTCATTGTAATCAATGTTATGTGCGCCAAAGGTAGCTTGTTGCGTTCTTTGTTGTAAGTTGTCAAAGATAAAATCATGTACATCTGATTTAAGTTCTCTAACTCTGCCATCGTAAGTAAAGAAAGAGTTTTCACTTATCCAGGATAAAAAGTTACCAGAAGATATAATTGATCTTGGACTGATTGCTTTGCAATTTACCCCAGCATCTTGTATGCCATAAACAAAAGGACTACCAACGTAGTACATCTTGTTTATACCAACATCGGTAAAAATAATAATATCGTTACCATACTTGACTGCGTAATTAGCTTGACCACCAGTAGGTATTTGTAAATCGCCTGCTGTATTTCTAGCGGAAGATGTCCAAGTGGTATTATCTTCTCTATCAGACCAGGCTATCTTACGAGGATCGCCACCAGAACCGATTGCTACTAAATGTCTTTCATTAGTAACGATAACTGCTTGACAGCCGATTGGTGCATTGGTTACTGCGGTAGCTATGGTATCTGGACTACCACTACCAGCATCAGGTCGCCATTGATATATCTTGCCATCACCTGCAAAACAAAAAATTAAATGTTCTCCCCAGTTATCAAAAGAAAAACTTTTGGTATCAAATTGTATGCCTGATTGACTTCTCGCATCTCCCCAATCTTCTACGCCATAGTGATATGCGCCATAACCAGTTGAGGTAATAACATCATCACCAACAAAACCAGCAGGCGTTATGTCATACCAAGTACCATTATAAAAAATATTTACTCCAGCTCTAGTACCAATAGCTAAGACTTCTTCGCCATCATTGGTTTTGTAAGAATACATACCTATTGGAACTGCTGGTTGAATAACTCTTGAAGCAGATGAAGTTGCAGCAGATGTGCCAGTACCAGTTGTAGCGACAGTAAATGTCGTGGTCGAAGGTACAGTTGCTACTGTAAAAGTTGTGTTTATTTGATTGGCAGTAATACCACCTGTAGCTGCAAAATCTTCTAAGACTACTGTATCGCCAACAAGTAAGTTATGCACAGCAGTTGTAGTTACAGTTATGTTTGCGCTTGATGAAGCAGTTGTAACTGTGCTACTAAAAAATGTACCAATTGGATTTTGTCTAAAAAATGTCCAGCCACCCAAAGGTTTTAGATAACCATTTTCAAAACGTACTAAATCACCATCGACAAAACGACCTTTATTGGCATAGTCTGTGCCATTCTTTATTATTCCTGCTGGGGGTGTTATTTGTACTAACGCCATGACTTATCTCTAAAGTTAAGCCGTTCTTTTCCACATATAAACGACTATATAAGGTTGTAAGTTATTGTGAGCTGCTCCACTACCAGTATTGCTTGTAGTTTTTTCACTTCCTAAATCAGCTCCAGTTCCAGGATTATCTACATCAAATGCTTGTGAAAAACTACCAGAAGCGCCAGAAGGAAAAATACCACCATGCGAGTGAGCTGGTAGTTCGCTTGTTGTAAGTGTATGAGTTTTAGCACCACCTGTTTCTTCGACAGAATTAAAATCTGAATCAGCAGAATTTAAACCAACTAATACTCGACCAGCACCAAAACTTACCCATGTACCAAAGCCTAATAATGTTGCTGGATTAGTAGAAACACTAGCATTTATATAAATTGATCCTACTGGATAAACACCTGCTAAAACATTTGTGCCATTTATTTGTACTTCTCCGCCTGTAGTATTGATGTTTCCAGAAGTAGTTACAGTAGTTGCGGTTAAAGCAGTTGCACTTAAAGTTGTTGCTGCAACTGTACTAGCAGAACTAGCACCAATCGCTGTGCCATCTATTGCACCACCATTAATATCTACTGTAGTTAAAGTAGAAGTACCAGCACAAGCAATACTAGCTAATGTTGCTGTGCTAGAAGAACTAAGCGTAGTGAAAGCTCCTGTAGAAGCCGTGCTTGCACCAATCGTGGTGTTGTCAATCGCTCCGCCTTCACAATCAATCGTGCCATTTACGTCTAAAGTACCACCAACTGTAAGAGTTTTGCCAGATCCTACGTTCAGGCCTACTGACGTACCATTACCAGCACCATTAAAAATACCATCGACAGCATCAAGATTTGTATTGATCTTGCCACCCCACGTATTCGTACTTGCGCCTACTTCTGGTTTAACTAATGATAAATTGGTCGTATTTGTATCTGCCATAATTAGAAATTATATATTATTTTAACCACCTATAGTTTTTGTTTGTACTACAGGATTTACTAATTCGTCAATCTGAGCATCAAGATTAGATTTCATTTCTGCAACCTTATCTGCACCCATAGCTGCTTCAACCCAACCTTGTACATCACTTGCAGTTAAATCTGCAAAAGCAGTAAAGTCTGATAAGTCAGAAGTGTCTAAAGATTGCGTACCATATACTGAAGCAGTAGCAGGTACATCGTTACCTTGCATATCTTTTACAGTATTAGCATCATCTTCAGCGTTTAGTCGCCAATGTACGTTAAAGACAGCATCAGCGTTGCTGTCTATTTCTTTAACATCTACAGTTTTGACATCCCATGTATAGTTAATTGCCATTTTATTCACCTCCTTTGAGTGTGTTAATTTCAGATTGTAAGGTTTCAATCTGTGTTTGTAATTCTTTTATTGCAGAAACATACATCGCATCTTTATCTGTTAATTTTGATACATAAACTTTTTCAGTATCTTTTGTATATTCATACTCTGAATCATCTTGATCGTTAGCTTCTTGTTCATAAACCCAATAATCATCTTTTTCTAAAATTTCTTGTGCTACAAAACCTCTACGAATACCTGATTTTCTTTTGCCTGTTTCATCTTTAAACTCAAAAGTTCTAGGTGTTAAACTCTTAACCAAGTCTAAACCGCCTGTAAAGTCAGTTATATTTTTCTTAATTCTTCTATCAGAATTTGAGCCAATCGTAGTATCAGTTGCTGTTAAAGTACCATCCTGTGCAATTCTAAAATTTTCTTGTGCGTAAGGAACTCCTACATTCATTGTTTTGAATATCATCATAGTACCTTGACTAGACCTATCGTCATCGCCATCTCCTGTTTGCACCTCGACATAAAGTTCTCCACCATCATAAGAGTAGTCAGTGCCTTGACCTTTAAATCTAATTAAGCCAAGAGTATCTCCTGCTCTTGTATCAGCATTACCCGAGCCTGTATTACTTAATGCACCAAGAGCAAGTATTAATCTGCCACCCTGTGCCGAGCCTGTACCACCTATATTTGATTGAAGAAGTAAATCGGTTTCTGAAGAATCTTTTTTAACATGTACTTGACCTTGTGGACTTGTAGTACCAATCCCAACATTTCCAGCAGATGTAATTCTCATTCTTTCAGCACCAGTATTTGTGCCAAATCTTAGATTTTCAGCATCTATTTGCATGTCAATATAATCACTAGCACTTCTATCGTATGCCATTAAATATTGAACGCTTCCCGTGCTTACTTGGAGTTCTACACCCTTGCCACCATCACTTCCAGAAACAGTTAATTTGCTAGGTGGGTTTGTAGTACCAATTCCAACTCGTTCTGATGAATCAATCGTAATAGCAGTAGCATCGCCATTATCAACAATGCTTGGCGTACTTGACAGTTCTACAGGTATTTTTGTTGTCATGCTTCTAAGACCTCTATTCTAGTTTTTAGATCATCTATAATTTCTTGTTGTTCTTGGATTGCTTTTACAAGTAATGGAGTTAATTTACCATATTCAACTTCTTGCATTTCTTTACCATCTTTTTTACCAACAACTCCAAGATTCCAACCAGCATCTTGAATTTCATGTGCAATAAAACCCTCTGAGGATTCTCCTGTTTCTTTCCAATCAAATTTAACAGGGTTTAACTTTTTAACTCTTTCCAAACCTTGTTCCATAGGTTGAATATTTTCTTTCAAACGATAGTCTGAAGTACCGCCATAAGTAACTGTATTAACACTTGTTCCTACAGATATAGTTCCTATAACAGTATTAGCATTATTTATCATTCTTAAAGCGTTATAAGTAGTATTTACAGTAGGCCTAGTTACAATATGATTAAAACTTGTAGGTGAGGCATTTACTTCAAAAAATCCACTACCAAACCCTGAAGTACCGCCTAAAAACATTCTGCCAGAAGAATCAATTCTCATTCTTTCTGTATCATTAGTACCAAAAAGTAAATAAGAATTTTCTCTTTGCATCAAACCTGCATCAGTAGAATTAGTAAATAAAGTTAAACCATCTCCTGATGTACTACCAGAAGTTCCATTTGTCATGTGAATTTGACAATAATCAGTACCACTTGTTGCTAGATGTAAAGGTGACCTAGCAGGACTCGCAGTTCCAATACCAACTCTTTTATTATGTAGTATTCGCATTGCTTCGCCCCCACCAGTTTTTATTAACAAATCAGCGTTTGAGCTAGTAGATGGATTACCTATTGATGCCCAATTATTTCTTGATTGGTTATAAAATCTTAGACCATAACTTGCATTGTAATCTACTGCAACTTCTCCTCTTACATCAAGCATTACATTAGGACTTGTAGTACCAAGACCAACATTTCCAGAAGAATCAATTCTCATTTTTTCTGAAGTACCGCTTCCAAATGCTAATGGCGATGCTTGATCTTGACCATCAATACTAAATAAGGTTGAAACTCTTGCAGAAGCACTATTACCATAAATACTATTTATAGTAATACCGCCAGCTTGAGTGCTATCTGCTGCTGCAATACGCATTACGTTTTCATTGCCATTACTAGAGAGACTGCCGTTAACATCTAATTTAAAAGCTGGACTTGAAGTATTAATACCAACTCGTTCAGAACTATCGATCGTGATAGCCGTTGCATCAGCATTATCGTCTATGCCTTGAGAAGTAAAAGCACCGCCAACTGTTAAATCAGATGGTGTAGTCAAAGCACCACTTAACTTAGCAGAAGTTACTGTGCTGTCTGAAGGTGTACCAATAGACACTTCTTCAGCGTTATAAACAGTAATTACTCTGCCATTAGCAGGTGCGGTAGCAAAAGTTAAAGTAGTGCCAGATACTGAATAAACATTTTGTGCTTGAAAGACACCATCAATAAACACCATCAAATTGTTTTCTGAGCTTGGTGCTGCTGATAATGTAAAAGCTGTAGTAGAGCCATTACCTGCAAGAATATTTGTGCTAAATGAACCGCTACCACCACCGATAGCACCCCAAGCATTTGTATAACCTTCAAACTCACCTGTGGTTGAGTTGTATCTCAACATTCCAGCAGCAGGTGATCCATTCCTTTGTGCAGTAGTTCCAGCAGGTACTTTAATTGAATCAGTACCAGATAAAGTCATATTGGCAAATGTTGGACTGTCAGATGTTGCTACCGCTTGTCCAATAGAAACTGCTGTGCCTGATACCGATACGCCTGTACCAGCGGTAAGCGTTGTAATATTTGCCGAGCCATTGAAACTAACACCATTAATTGTTCTTGCAGTTTCTAAAGCAGTTGCGGTTGCAGCATTACCAGAAGTATCTTGTGTGCCAGCAGTATTTACACCAGGTAAATTAATATTTGCTGTACCATCAAAAGATACACCACCAATCGTTCTGGCAGTTTGTAAAGCTGTAGCCGTAGCTGCATTTCCTGTAGTGCTTTGATTTAAAGTACCAACAGTCGCAGTTAAAGTACCACTAGCTAAATTTGTTAAAGTAACATTTCCAGAAAGATCACCGCCTAATGTTATGACTGGTGACTTATTTATCGTGACCGCAGATGCTATATCTCCACCATCAATATTTAGTGAAACTGCTGTTCCTGTTGCACTAAATATTGCATCAATCGTATCTAAATCAGTATTTAAAGAAATACCCCAAGTATCTTCGGCTGCGCCTATCTCTGGCTTTATAAGGGATAAATTCGTTGTTGTTGTATCTGCCATATTATGCTACTTCTTGTTCGTCTAAATCTGTCCAAGTAGTTGTCGGATTTGTTTGGTTTGTCCAAGTATCACTTGCCACAGTTTGTTCTGTCCAAGTATCTGCTGCAACTATTTGGTCTGTCCATTTTAACCCACCAATAGAACTAAAACTAGAGATTGCTTCAATGGTAGCAGCACCAAGATCTATTTGCGTACCTATAGAAGTAAAGCCAGAAGTTGCTGCGATAGTTGCGATTCCGCCATGTATCTTACGACCTATAGAACTAAACGCAGAAACACCAGTAATCGTTGCACTACCAACATCAATTTGTGTACCTACAGAGCTAAACGCAGATACAGCTTGAACTGTTGCTGTACCTAAATCTATCTGTGTACCTATTGAACTAAAGCCACTTGTACCAGAAATGGTACTAGAGCCATCAACAACAATAACTGAAGTTGCACTACCACCGCTAACGCCAGCTATTGTGGCTTCAGCTTGGTGTGCTAAGTCGTTATATTTGGATCTGCTGTAGTAACCCTGATTATAGCCGATACTGGCCATGATGTTACGCCAGTGTTATATCAAGATCTCCAGCATTAAATCTAAAAACATCACCACTACTTACGACCTTTGAAGCATCTAAAGTAGAGTAAGCTAATAAATTACCGCTTGAAGAAGCATCTAAAATACCAACAGCAACCACAGTTCCATAATTGGCTGTAGCTGTAGGATATTCAATAGCTGCTGAATTTGTTGCAGTTGTAGGGTTTGTACCAGAAACAGTAAATGCTCCTGTTTGTCTAGCGTAAGCTCCGCCAGAAACTTCTGTACCACCACCAGTATCAGATGGTGCAACAGTATATAAAGCTACATATAAAGTACCTGGTGCTGAATAAGCATTACCACCAAATACATGGTCTAAAACTTTATCTTCTAAATAATCACTAAATCCTGACATATCTTACCTCAACTCTTAAAATGATAAGTTGTTTTGTGTGCCTTGCCATAAGTTCTTCTTCTTGGTATTAAAGAGCCTTTGCCAAATTCAGCACGTTCTTGTTCCATTCTCATTTCCTCTAGTGCTTTTTCAAACAACTGAGAAAACATACTTACACGCTCATCTTCCATTAAGTAGATCGAAGCGTGTTTTAGACAGCCATATAAATAAACATCTGGGTGTCCTGTCGATAGAAAGTTAGTAGTGTTTGTGCTACTCAACGCTGCTATCGAAGCATAATAAGTTAATTGTAATGTATAACTTGTGTCAGGTGTAGGTGCTAATTCTAAAGTTTTATCAACAATAGAGAAAAAGACTGGTTGTCCAGAAGTATTATCGTTAGCTTTTCTATAAACATCTAAAGATTCTATGGATTGTTGTAATAAAGGTGTGAAATCACCAGAGGTAATTTCTATGTTTATAGCTTCTAACCAATCAGTAGGTAAAGATAAATATTGACCATCGGCAACGGCAGTTGCTCTAACTACCATATCTTTGGTTCTTAATCTTCTGTTAAGTTCACCTTCAGTAGCATCAATAAAAAAATCCAATTTAGAAGTTAAATCACTTCTATTTAGAAAATCTGCTATCTGTGTTTTTAAATCATCGTACGTCATAATTTACCTTGCCAAGTTCTGAAAAGTTTATTGTTGGGATCATTCAACCATTTTTTCCATTTGGCTTTATCGTTCGCCCAACCTTCTCGTATAGCTTTTTGATATATTACCATAGGTACTTCTGCAACATGGCGTAATTCTTTACCTGGTTTTATTTCTTTTAAGTCTTTAACGTGCTTCAAAATTGGAGCTACGTTTTGTTTGGTGTGATAAACAAACTTGTCATCTTCTGTAGCGAACTCGCTAACAAAGTTTGTTCTGGTGTCTATTACTGTTCTTCTTGCCATCTTAAAAAAGAGGGGTGATTACTCACCCCCCTTAATTATACTTATGATGTAGATAAGTCGTATACAGCTCCATGAGCAGCTTCGTTGCTCACTTCTAAACCGAATTCAACCACTAACATTTTAGTTTCAGCATCACCAATAGTTGAGATGTCAATAGTTTCAAAATCTCTAAGATAAGAAACTTTTGCGTACTCAGGATCTAATAGTAAGGCAGTTCTAGCTCTACTTCTGTTTGAAGGAACTACTTGTAGTTCTCCAAAATCACCAGAGTAGATAGATACAGATGCTTCAATAGTATTTGCATCTACAAACTGTCTAGCTGAACTTCTACCAGTAAAACCAGATACAACTGATTTCACGTGAGGGCCAACAACTAGCAATGAAGGCTCACCACCATTAGTGAAACAAGCCTGTTGCACAGTCTTAACAAGAGCTTCAGTAATAGCTCTTTGCGTTCCATTAGTAGTAGCTGCACCACTTCCGCCATAAACACCATTAGTACCAATAGACTTATTAGTAGTGATCCAAGTTTCTAGACCACCTGTTTGTCTAACAGTAGTAGCGTTACCAGCGTTTTTAGCATTGTTTTGAGTTAAGGCTTCTTCCATATCTCTTTTCAACGCTTTAGCCATAAGGGCTAATTGGTGTGCCATTTCACTTCTTTTGCCAGCAGCATCAGAAGCATTTTGTGAGCCAGTAACAGTAGCATCTCTGCTGCTGATTTGACACACGTTGCTTACCCTAGAAGTAGCAGTCGAAGCTGCTCTTGAAAGTTCAAAACCTTCTAGTTTCCCAGTTGCACTTGGAGTTGGCAGAGATTCTACTTGCCAATCGAATTGCACGTTTTTTACATTGTTTTTACCAATGGCACTCATTACAGGAGTTGCTGTAGGAGAGATGTTATAAATAACATCACTTAATTGTTCTCTGTCAGCAGTCGCAGTATAAGTGTCAAAGGCGTTTGTGACTTTAGCCATGTTTATATACTCCTTCTAGCTTTCGCTAGAAATTAAATTAAATTTTCAAATACTTTAGCTGCATCTTGGACTTTGCCAGATTTAGCTAATTTCTGTTTTGACTTTTTCAAAGGAGTTGTTTTCTTAACTTGATTGGCAGTACCAGGTCTAGCTACTCTGGCTGGTGCTTTCTGTGTTGGTTTCTTCTTTGTTGCTTTGATAGTTTTATCATGCAACCAAGAATTTCTTAAACCTAACAAAATGCGATAGTCATAAACTTGATCCATTTCTTGTGGCGTGAATCCTAAAATGTTTATGGCGTAATCCCTAATAGCTATCTTTTCAGAATTAGCTTTTTCGGCATCTTTCCATTCTGGAACTTTTTTCAATAACTCTTGATTACCAAGCTCAACAAATTCTTTAACTTGTTTTTGTTGTTCAGCAAGTTCCTCATCTCTGATTCTTTGCTGTTCAGCTTGAGCTGCATCCAAGCGTTTTTGTTTTTCGTTCCAAACATCTTTTTCACGAACATAAGCAATAGGATCTTCGTCATATATAGCTTTCCAATCTGGTTCTTCACCTAACTCAGCTTGTAAATTAGCTTCAAGTTTCGGTAACAAATCCTTATAAATGTCATCCTTTTGCCTTAACTCTGCTTGTTGGCTTTCAATCTCTTTACGTTGATTAGCCAATTCTTGAGTCTTGCGCGTATAGTCTTGCTGACGACTGTAGCCGTTTTGGAGTTCTTCGAGTGTGACTTCTACTTCAACGCCATTTTCTTTAATGGTATAAAGTTGAGGTTGCTCGTCATCCAAAAGCTCTACTTGATCTTCTTGTGACTCATCTTGATCTTCTTCAAGATATTCTTCTTCTGTTTCTTCGACTTCTTCGGCAGCTTCCGCTTCCATTTCTGGTTCTTCGGTAACTTCCTCGATTTCTTCTACAGATTCTTCGACAGCTTCAACAATTTCTTCTACTGGTGCTTCTTCTTCAGGAGTCAGTAAAGTAGTAAATGCTTCTTCTGCCTGTTTTAAATTTGTTCTTAATGCAATCGGTTTTTCCGTTGTTGCCATGTTTTTACCTCATTGTGTAAATAATGTTTGAATTTTACTCTAAAAGACTAGGAAAGCTCAACAATTATTATCTTGTTATGCTTCTTATCTTGTCTAATTGAGTTTTCGTTATTCTGCCTTTTTCAATAATAATCCTAAGATGTTTTTCTACTTCAGGCAAAATTCTGATTGCTTTGTGTAAATCTTCTCTAAAACTGCTATCGGCTTCAGAGGAGTTTTCCCACTTTTGTATATATTCTTCTTTGAGGTTAGCAACAGCTTTTTTAAATACATCGCTATTTAAAATAACTTCTGCTTCGTTGGCTTCTAATACTTCTTTTTGTGAGGGCATAATTTATGAGATGGCTTGATAAATAATTTCTTGAAATAGAAATCCTGTTACGCCTAAAAATATAGTTAGGACAAATATCAAGGCGTTTCTAAGGGTTTTGTTAATTGAGGTAATACCATGTTCAATAGACTCTAAACGCCTATAGTTTTCTTTCCAGCGTTGTTCACAAGCAGCTTCATGCGAACTTAAACGCTTATCTACTTCTGTTACTGTTGATTTTGCCATTAATAACTCCAAACAGTAGGTCTTGGTCTTTCTTCTGAGTGATCTGCAATATCCAAATGAATGAATCTACTATTGCCTTTTTGATTAACACCAATACCTGTAAAACCATATTCTTGTGCATGAGTTATAATTTTATATGCTTCTGTGCCACGACACAATATATCGACTGCAAGACCTGTGGTATGTGTACCAGGTTTAGATTTTTTTGCTTCGATTGGATGCTCTGGACAACGATAGCCAGAACTAACTACAAAAGAAAAATTTAAAAAAGTTCTAAGAACTTGCAGTCTATTTAGTAATTCTTCTTTAATACCTTCTTTGCCACAATGCTGACAAGCAAATTCTTCTGCTTTAAAGTTTTTATATAATTCCCAGTTCATCTTCAAATAATACTTTTTCAGCCATATAGTATTCACCTACGACCATTAAATCTTTGTTCATTTCTTTTGCTTTACGTTCGGCTTCGGCAAAGTCATCTGCATAAACCAATGGGCCTTCAAATATCTTAACGCTCTTATCAGATAAGACTGCTGGTATTTCTGTCATAAAAACCATATCAAGGTCTTAATACATCTTTAACATTTTCTTCTCGCATATTATTACGAGCTACACCTTTCCATTTTTCAGCAGTTCGTAAACCACCAAGACCAAGTAAAGATAAAGTCAAAGTCATTAGTCCTTCAGTATTTAAAACTGGTGGCTGTATTGATGAGCCTGAGATAACTACTATCCAATTCATCAAAGGTGCTAAAAAGTATTGCCACATCAAGGCCAATGCACAAATCCAGAGGATCGCAGGCCTAGATCCCGAAACAAAAATACTAGGATGTTTAGCTTGTTCTAAATTAATTTCTGCTTGAGCTTTTTGCAAATCAATCATTTGTGATTTGATACTAGCTTCTAGTTCCATACGCTTAGTTTTATCAGGTATGGCTTTGCCAATTAAATCGCTTATTGGTTTAAAAAATTTATCAATCATTGTCTTTGCCCTCCAATATATTTTTAAGTTTCATAGCTTTTTCATGTGCTGAATCAACGTGTAAATTTTTATCAACTATTTTTTCTAGTTTTAAACTTTCTATTTTATTATTACTAATATAACGCCAAGTATAGCCATCTTTTGAATATACACCAAAGACAGTTGTACCCATACCAATCTTGATTATCATGGCTTGTTCGCCATCTAATAAGACCTTATCGCCTTCGTTGAATTGTGAATTGAGTTTGAATTTAAGACCTTTGATGAATGATACCGAATAGTCTTTGAGAGCAAGTCCGCCTAATACGCTTGCCAAAAATAGAGATGCTTCAACATAATATTGCTCAAAGTCCACTTGTCTTAACCATGAGTTTTTTGCACTTCAAACTCAGCAGTTAGACTAGCTCCTTTGTGTGGTTTGAATTTGCCCTCATGCTTCATTAATTTATAAGTCTTGCCAGACTTCATAAAGTGATAGCCTTTAGGTGCTTTTATTTTTTTATTCATTTCTTTTTCTTTTTAGTTTTTAATTTTTTAAAATCAGCACCAGTAATTTTATTACGAGGTTTAGCTACTCTAGCTAACTTCTTTTGTTTTGGAGAATATTTACTGTAGGGCATGATTAATACCTCTTTTTAGTTTTAGGTTTGATTTTAGATTTTTTAGTTTTTTTCTTTTTTGAATGATACATAATTATTTCTTTTTACTTTTTGGTCTGAGTAAATCTGCATCGGCTTTTCTAGCACCACCTTTGCCTGTAGCAAAAGATCGTACTCTGCCAGCCGCCCAAGCATGTGCAGATACACCTGGTCGTGATCCTGACGAATAGTATGCACCAAGACCTCGTTTATAAACTTTTGCTAAAGTGCCTTTGGAAATACCACTAGACTTAGCGTATTTCTTTAAAGTTGCTTCTTTACTTCCTGCCACTTTTGCTTCTCTGTTTAGATATTCTGTTCATCATAGCTGGGGTTAATTTACCTTGTTTGTATAGTTTAGCAGTTCTTTTTATTTCTTTCTCCCTTGCCTTTGGGTTCTTTGCGCCAACAACATACTTCTTAGGTACGCCACCTTTGGTCTTTGGTACTTTTTTAAACTTTCTCACCATTTCACCTTATTTGCCCAATACGCTGCAGACATTTTGCCTTTAGCAATGTTTTTTGCGTGTCTGGCTTTAAAAGACTTAGCACGCTTAGTCATAGTTTTATCACCAGTCTTGCCTTGTTGTCCAAAGCGAATGGTTTTAACTTTGTCGCCTTCTTTAGCAACTACCACGTGTGATTTGGTTTTATGTCCTGGTGTTCTTTTCGGTTTATTAAACCCTGAAACACCAGCTCGTTTTAATCTTGAATCTTTCATTAGTGTAAAGTCGTTTCCTTAATTAAAAATATTTCTGTATCTTCGCCTATTTTATCCTTAAATAAAAATTGCATAAATGATTTTGCTTGTTCAAAACTACGAGCTTTGATGTCTGTGCCAATATAAACGTGTTCCCCAACCACACATTCCAAATGATAAAGTTTAACTGGAGATGTTGAAGTCGTCATCAAACAACCCCTGTGATTGAGTTTTTGCTATCTGTCTGATAGTTTCTCTGTCACGTTCCATCAACGCATTGATTTCTGCAATATCAATCTGTGTACCATATTTACCAGCTAACTCTGCTGACTTCAATCTAATCTCGGCTTCAGCTTCATCACGCCTTCTATCATCTTCCATGATAATTTTCATACGATCTGTTTCGGCATCAATGACCGCTTTTTGTGCTTGCACTTGTGCTTTTTGAATTTCTGCTTGCGCTAACAATGTAGCTGGATCAGGTTTATCTTCTTGTGGTTGTGGTGGCATTGGTGGCACTTGCGTATTGATAAAACTTTGTGCATCTTTGAAACCAGCTAACTCAATCATTTTGCTAAGTGTGTTTGAGTATTGTTGTAAATTCACTAAAGGATTCTGTGGCCCTAGTGTTTGTAAAATTTGTTCTTGCTTACCTGCTAAGTTATTTAAAACTGCCATACGTTCGTCATCGCTGTTTTTGGAAATTGCAACATTGACACTAACGTCTTTATCGGAATCCCAGTAGCGAGGATCAACAGGTACGAATTGATTGTTTAGTCTAAACATATCTTGTCCTTCTTGGTGTTTGATAACCAAGTTATTGACTAAGCTAAAGAGTTCTTTCATACCACCTTCAGCAAAATGACGACAAATCAATTCAACTCTGCCTTGCGCTCCAGACATGGTAGCGGAAACAGCAGCTTTGGTCGTACTTTGTAAAGCTTCAGCATTGAGTCCAGCACTTGCTTTGGAAACTCCAGTACGATTTTCTTTGGCTTCGTCTAAGTAACCTAATACTGGAAAGGCTTCTTTACCGACAAAAGGTACGGCAAATGGTTGCACCATACCAGGCGCACGCATACGAATTGGTTGACCAATATCGGTATTTAAAACATCGTCAATATTGACTTGTCCTTCAACGACACCCATTCTCGGAAAGATTGCATGACCTAAAGAATCTAACGTATCACGCATGATTTGTGATTTAGCTCTTTGAATTGGAATCACATAGTCTGCTGGGCATGAGCCAATCGCAGTATGTGGTTCTGGATCTGGGCAAAACATGACAATCGGTAAATCATCCCATTGTTCAACATTGACAACATTTATGCCTTCACCTGCGGTACAAACTCTAATTCTTTCGTCTATGCCATCGCCATCTAAGTCGTAAAATAAATAATGTTCTACGTATAAAACATTCTTGTTGCCATACCCACCACGATCATTATAAACATTATCGTCATAAGGATTACGAGCTTCGAGTTCGTCATAAATATCAGCATCTAAAGCCGAGCCTGAACCTGCGTATTGTTCCATTTCTTCTCGGTCGTACCCCATAGCCACCAAGTCGCTTACAGTTTTTACCATGCGATGAGCAACGTAAGGTGCTTCATAAATATTTCTCGCATTACGAGAAATCAAAACTTCTTCAGGGGGTACAGATTCAATGCAAACTTGATTTTTTTTCTTGACTCGTCTAATCGTAATATCGTAACTAGCAGGGGTTTCTTGCGTAACTTCTTCGCCAGTCGTAGGATCAAGCATTGTCATGGTTTGCATTTCAACTTTCTCTTTGACGATTTCGACATCGGCATCCATAACCAAAGCCATGTACGCTTCTGGTGTTAAATTAGTATATTCGTGGGTAGCAGCAGAAATGCTGTCATCCCAAAACGCTTTGACAAAGCCAGACTTTCTGACGAGCGCATCTTTGAACGCATCGTAGAGAACTTTAAAACCAGGATTTTTTTCTTGAATAATATAATTTACATAACTGGTTTGTTGTTCGGCAAAAGGTATGTCCTCAACATTACGTGGGACAAACTCAACGACTTTCTTCGTACCAAAAAAAGTACGCATGATTGAAGGCAACATAAATAAAATAGAATCTCTAACATCAGTAGAAATAAACTCAGACTGCAAAGAACTATTTGCTTCAGGCTCGTTGCCTAAATAATATTCTGTAGCTTCCGCCCTAGACTCTCCGATTTGGTCGATGTAGTCTTTGGCATCATCCATTTCGGATTTTAAGATGCTCTGTAATTCTTGCGTGTCGATTACTTCGTCTTGATTTTCTTCTTTAGCTTTGTCTGTTTCCATTGATTAACCTATGCGTATAATTTTAGATTTTAAAGGTTGCCTAAAATTATACCCCATAAACGACATACTGCCACTAAAGGAAGCAGCCGAACTTGCCATTGTTAGTGAGAGCGCATCGGCTTTGTCTGGTGATTTAATGCCACGCTTACGCATTTCTTCTTTACTTTCGAGTTTTATTTTTCCAGATGAGGTATATTTGTAGATAGGCGCAGCTAATTCAGAAACAAGCTCATCATCATTAGGAAGTCTGCAATCACGCTGCGCCAACCAATCTTTTATCCCAAACCACAACTCAGCTCGCAGATTCAAATAATTTTTTTTCGTAGCTGGAGCTTCGGCAACATTGATCCCGCGCACAGGTAAGTTCTGTTCGGCTAGTCTGTCGACTACCCCAGAACCTAAACCAATCACATCAATCAAGATTTCTTGTGGGCGTTCTAAAGCGGTGCAATCATCAAATTTATTTTTTACCGCACCACATAATTGCATCAAGTCCATAGACTGAAAAGATTTCATTTCTAAAACAGTATTGCCTTGACGTACGCAGAGGGCAGAATTATCGCCACCATAACGGGCAACGTCTAATCCCCAGATAATCGGTGCGCTTGCTGAGAGTGCCACATCACGATCTACGGCTGCTTTGATTAATTCCATTGGAATTACTGTA